CGTAGATAGGTTCCTACAGTTTCCCATTGGATATAACTTTTTCTATTGCTATTGTCAAGACTTTCAAGCAGTGCATACCTTGCTTCAATTCTTTTTGCTTCTATCAGTATACTCATGCTAATGCCTTTTTTAACTTTTCTTTACTTGGTGGATCTAGTTTATCAATAGATGCAGTTGTACCTTTGCCTAGTGCTTTATCAATTAGTTTAGCCATGTTAGCCATCTTAGGATCAGTTAAGTCCATTTTTTCTTTACCAATCTTAGCAGTTTGCACACCTGTTTTTGCTCCAACATCTTGTGCAGTTTTGCTTATTGGATTGCCAGTTTTGTCGTCCTTACCGTCTTTGTTAGCATCTACTTGTGCTACTGGTGCTTTTTGTCCTGGAACTTTGGTTGCAGTTTGACCTGCTTGTTTTGCCTTTATGTTTGCAACGCCTTTGTTTGCGCCTGCAATATCAATTCCTTGACCAATAGCACTACCTTTTTTTGCAGCTCTTGCGTCTCTTTGTTTTTGAGCACTTGCAGTGGTACTAGTTTGTCCTGCTACTTTACCACCGGTCTTAGGGCGTTTACCTGTCTGTGCTCCTGCGGCCGGAGTAGCTGTTGCTTGTGCTGTTTTACCAGTTGCATCTGCCGCTTTGGTAGGATTTGGATTTACACCTTGTTTATAATCGTAACCACTGCCTGCGGCAGTATCAAGTGCAACGTTACCAACATTCTTTGCTAGATTACCAAGCACTCCTCCTGCTGTACTGCCTGCTTTTGCTGGTGTTTGTCCTTGTGCTGGTGTTTGTCCTTGTGCAGGTGTTTGTCCTTGTGCTGGTGTTTGTTTAGCGGCTGGTGCTTTGTAATCTTGTCCAGCAACTTTTTTCTGTGCACCTGTTTGTCCTTGTGTGTATGCATTGCCTAATGCAGCCGCACTGCGTTGTGCAACACCTTTTACTTTTTGACCTGCGCCTTTTACTGCACCTACTCCTTGTCCAACTTTTTTAGCAATAGCCTTTGTAAAGTCGCCAATCTCGTCTAACTGTTGAGTTTGACGGTATTCATTCAATTGATTGAGTAGATCTTGTTGTGCTTTATTTGTCATTGGTGCGTCTCACTGATCTAGAAAATTTACTAGGATCACGAAGTCTAATAGCATTTAACAGTTTGCGATGCAGGTTCTCTGCTTGCTCACCACTATAAAGCTCTTCAATCTGTTCCATTAGACGTACGGCACTGGCAATAACGTTGCTGGCACGACTTTCTACAATGTATGAACGTTCTTGTTGCTTGCTGTAACGTTCAGTATAGATACCATCTAATTCTTCAAAGATGCTTCGAGTCTTTTTTTGCATGACTTTGTTTGTCCTTTGTAGTATTTATGTTATTTTTATACGAATTGCTTTTATTTGGATGGTATAGAATATATATAGTAGCATAAAATTTACAGTTAGTCAACCTGTTTATAAATATTAAGAAGGATTTCTATAATGATTAGTAAAACATTTTGTGTTATGCCATGGTATAATTTAGATATAGTTCCAGGCATGAAACCAACCCCATGTTGTCTGTTACCTAATAATGCTAATATTGATCAAATTAAAAAAGATTTGCTCAGTGGCATACCATCAGATTCTTGTAAAAAATGTTGGGATATTGAATCTCAAAACAAAGATAGCAAACGCATACAAGAAAACAGATTTCTTGATTGGAAAATGGATAGAGATATTGAAAAAATTGAACAAGATTGTCGAGATGACAAAGCAAGTGTATTAAGTTATCAAATTACAACATCTAACTTATGCAACCAAGCATGTGTTACCTGCGGATCTATTGCAAGTACTAAATGGCAAGAAATTGAAAGAAAAGCTGGCATTAAAACTGTTCCATTAACAGGCGTTGATATAGATACATTAGACATTAATTATAAACAAGCAGTAAGAATAAATTTCTTAGGAGGTGAACCTACATTTGATCCTCGTACATTTTACATATTAGAAAAGTTATATGAACATAACAACACTGATTGCTTTATATCAATAATTACAAACGGATATATTGCAATACCAAAAAAATATGTAGACTTACTAAAACAGTTTTCAAATATTAATATATGTTTTAGTATCGACGGTATTGAGTCTAGATTCGAATATATGAGATGGCCTGCAAAATGGAACAACCTATTAAATGTAATTGACGATTATCGAAATATTACTAACAATTTTTCAGTATCGTATACTATTAGTGCTGTTAATTGTTTATACTATCAAGAAACTGTTGATTGGCTTAACAGTCAAAACTTAAGATACAATCATAATATAGTATATAAGCCAAATTGGGTTGCTCTTAGTCAAACTCCTCTAGTAATTAAAGATCAAATTGCAGATATTTTATTTTTTTCTAATATAAGTGAACATAACGGAAATGAGATATCAACTAATAAGTTTTTAGAAAAATTACATCACCAAGACAAGTTGAAAAATATTTGTTTACAAGATTATATGCCTGAACTAGCCCTTTTGCTTGATCCCAGCTAACATCTGTTTGAGCTTTGAACTTTGTACATCAGCAGTTATTTTAGGAACATCTTCGGGCATGCTATCTGTTACGTCTTTTTGTACCATTTGACTCTTTGCTTTGATATTTGCAAGTATACTACTTGCTGGTGGTTTGTTGTGATCGTTTTCATCTTCATCAACACTGCGTATTCTTAAACTCTCAATATCAAATTCCAAGTCTATCTTCATACCAACACCTGAACTACTTCTAGTCTTCATTGCTTGTATTTGATAACGTCCTCTTTCTCTCATTGCTCTACTTGTAAAAATACCAAACACGTTGTCAGCAGTATTGATCTTACTAATACCACCCGAGATGTGCGAATGATCAAACTCAATTTCTTCTACTGCACTTCTGTTTAACTGTGATGCAGTTACAAACAATACGTTTAGTTCTCTTGACAAGTTACGCAGTTCTTCACTTACATACTTGTCCTTAACAAACAAATCATTTGGCGACACTTTAGCACTAACTGGCATAAGCAAGTCCAAATAGTCAACCAACATAAAGTCAATTTCTCTTCCTTGTTTAATTGATAGCTCTTTAACAAATGCTCTTATGTCGTTTACTGTGCTTTGTGCTGGCATGTATTTGATTTGCAATCCACCTGCTTTCTTGCCCATCATCTTAATCTTCATCTCAACAGTTTCAATATCTTTGAATATCTGTTTGGTGCTGGTGTTAGTCAACATACTATCAATACGCATAGCAGTTAAGCCTTCACTCAATTCCAGTGTGATGTATACTCCACTGAGTCCTGCTTCCATCCAGTTTACTGCCAAGTTCTGCATAAACAAACTTTTACCTGATCCAGATCCACCTGCAAATATCTGTAGTTCACCTCTGTTGAATCCACCATATAATAGTTTGTCCAAGTTTTGCCAACCAGTTGAATTCTGCCCGTTGTTGTCTTTCAGTGCCGCAAGTCTTGCTCTCGGATCTTCAAAGTAATCTGTACCCAAGTCCTTTGTCAAACTTATTTGCACTGCATCCTTAATAAGTTTCTCAACTGGTGAATACTCGCCCTTCTCTAGCAAGTCTGCACTCTTCAGTATAGCACGTTCTAGTTCACTACGTCTAGTAAATGCTTCAAACTCTCCTAGAAACCAATCTGTATGACCACTGTTGAGATCTGGAATCTCTTGCAAGTCTGTACCTGTCATTGCTTTAATTTGTGTTCTGTCTGGAAGTGTTTTATGTTCGTTAGCATGGTCATAGATAAACTGTGCAGCTTCTCGCAGGTCTCTATCAAAGTTTTCTGTGTTGTAAATGTTCTGCACTCTCAAAAATGTTTGTGCATCTTGCATCATCATTTCCAAGAATAATTTTTGTACATCATAGTTATATTCAGTCATTTAGTTTCCTTTGTAGGCGTTTCTTAAACATCTCAATCTTAATCTTACTGCGTTCTGCATTCTGATGTATCTGTTGTAGTGTATGTGCTACACCAAAACGCACCACTGCATCATTTACATCTTTAACATCTTCAGGCCATTCTGGTATGCTTACTTCAAATTTATGTTCAACTGCGGCATCAATGATACTTAATCCTGCTCTGTCTTGATCAGGTACTACTATAATTCTACGTTTCAACTGCTTTAGCAACTGTGCTTGTTCTTTTGAAATAGTTTCGTGCATGCATGCTAATCCTGATACACTTAGTGCATCAAATATACCTTCAACAACTATTGCACTTGTCCAATTAGGCTTTTGTAAATCATAGCCAAACACATAACCAGGTTGCTGACTGTTAATAAACTTTGGCGTGCGATTGTCTAGATAACGTGACGTGTGTCCTACTATTCTATTCTTGTATGTGTAAGGTACAACAATTCTATCTCTTGGTCCACGTTTCTTGTCTACCAAAAATGGATACTCTAATACTATGCCACGTTTGTCAAGATACTGTTGATAGTGTTTGTGTTGATCTAATTCTGGATCAATCAGTTCAACTCCTTCTGGTACTTCTTTTTCATCAAAGTCAATTTGCGTTTGTTTTATGGTATTGCGTTCAGCGGTTAAATCTAATAAACTCTTGCGTTTCAGACTTTCCAAGTTAAGGCGTTCAATATCAGTACTGTCTACTCCTAACCATCCTAGTAGTTTTCTTGCTTTGTAACT